AACAAATCATGAGGCCCGATCCAATCGATGAAGAGATCCAGCGCCGACAGTGGGAACGGTTTTGGACCGAGAACCCCGACGCCGACCCGTTCAAGATCATGTGCGCGGTTGTATGTATGGTGGCAGCTGTAGGTCTCATCGTATGGTTTTTGCTCCTTTCGATCGCTACCTTGATCTGGCTATATGGGATAATCTGATCGCGTATGGACAAACAAACCAAAACCGAAATCCAGACCATTTTAGACGACTGGATCAAATCTGTAGGGTTAGCGCTATCCGTCAACGCTGAAGACATCGCATATATGAGCGCGTCGAGCACACTCAAAGAAATCTCTGCAATGCGGAGAACCCAATACACCAAAGCAAAAGTAGACGGGATTACAGACGCAATCGTAAAGGAATACAACGCGGGTATAAAACGGGGTGGGTCGTGGTGCGTCGAGCCGGTTTATGAAGATCTCGGTAACGGATTCGTGAAATGCTCCACAAAGCAAAGGTTTGTTCCATGGTTGAACGACTTCGCCGACGAGCACCGTGAAGAAGTCATGCGGATTTTCATAGAGGGTGAAAGAGAAGGCGTATATCCACTTGAAATGGCAAAGCAACTGGAAGAATACTTCGAAGGCACCAAGCACCGCGCACAGACCGCAGCGCGCACTGAATCGCAAAAGATCGCACAAACGGCCCGGATTGAAGGGTATAAGGCGAGCAAAGTAAAATCCGTCCAGTACATCACCGCCGCAGACGAGAAAGTTAGGCCCACGCACGCGGCCCGGCACCTGAAAATATATCCGCTTAACAAAGCCCCGTGGATCGGCGAGTATCAATGCCGGTGTATCCTGACCGAAGCCGATTTTGCAGTTGAAGAGGCTGGCGCGCCTGTAGAAAAAGACGACAGTGTGATCCTTGCCAAAAACGAGGTGACACCAGATGGGTAGAAAACCTATTCTCAACTCCGAGCAAAAGACGATAATTGAGGCTAACTTGGACCTATTCCCGGCGGCAATCAAAAATATGCCAGAATTTAAAAACTGTGCGGCGGTGTCTCGCGACGTTATTCGCAGACACCAAAACAAATGCAAACAAAACGTCCTCCCCTCTGACAAACAAGCGTTAGCCGCGCTGCTACAGCAACATCTACAGCGATATGGGTTACCTTCGCGGTTTCACGGGAAGAATAACGTTACGGGGTTCCTGGAATATTTAGAGCAACCCAACAAAGAATAGAGGCTGAGATACAAAATCAATTTTTTATATATACTATTAGCCCCCTCTATAGTGTGCTATGCCGTATAAGACCGTTGAGGACCTACCCGCATCTGTGCGCGATATTTTGCCTGCGGCAGCACAAAAAATCTATTTATCTGTTTTTAACGACGTGTTTGGGCCGGACTGCGGCGACGGCTGCGCAGCGGCAAAGGCTATGGCCGCAGCAAAAAGATCAATAACCAATATGGTAGTGTTCAACAGTATAGGTAACGCCATTGGCGGCAAACACGACGTGGTATTACAGCGTCTCGACACGCTAATCAAAAACGGCGGGAAGATGATCCTGTATACCCCTGAGGCATTCCAGAATGTATCTGACTGGGTGGGCGTCCCTGTCGTATATGTACAAACGGAGGGCGGAACGGTCCGGCACCCCTCGCAGAACGACGTAGTTAAAAACACCTTGCCGGAGGGGTATAGAGTTGTCGGGCGAGTGATCGCCGCTAATATGGGGCCTGGCGAGCCTTCGTTACGGGGTGAAATAGAAATTGACGACCCCGCACTCGATACGATGGCCGCCGCCGGACAGATAACCTTATCGACCGGTTTTAGCGCGTCTGTGGCGAACGTCAACGGCCAGGATAAAATTGTAGGGAACGTCGTACCAAACCACGTGTTGATATTCAAGCGTGGAGCGTGCCGCAATTGCTATCCGAACGATAATAGTGCCGGATTTGAGAACACACAACAGGAGGAAGACGATATGGATGACGAATCAAAGAGTTTTTTGAAAAAGATTGTTGAGAAGCTGGAGAATTTGAAGGCTCCGGAGCCTGCGACCCCACCCCAAAAAGAAGAGGTCAAGGACATGGATGAATTAAAAAATGTCAGAGATGAGCGGGACGCGCTCAAGGCGAAAATCGAAGCGATAGAGAACGCCGCCGTACAGGCTGCAAGAGACACCGCGTGGTCTGAAATGAAGAACGCGCTCCCGGTAGGCTGGCTTGGCGACAAGGAAACCGACACCAGGAAAGAGTTTGAAACCAACCCCGCCGCGTTTTCCGTGAAGTTCGCAAAGTTTTCAGCGGAAAACTCAACCCCGCCAAAGAGCGCAGAAGGCGACGAAGCCGGGAAGCCCGGGGAAGACACGGCGAAACAGATCGAAATGAAAAACCTGGTAGCTGACATGGGTAAAAGGACCGGGTTTGTGCTCGTAGGAGGCGACGAGTAATGGCGTCGTCATATACCTCCGCAGGAGAGTTTAGCGACTCTGCTCGGATTCGGTATTTTAAGGCCACCGAAGCGATTTCTAAGGGCGAAACGCTTGTAGTTACGCCCGCGGCCACTATATCGACGGTTGCCGTGTCGGGGACCGCCGACGTCAGCGCAAACTATCCCTGCGCGGTAGCAACGCAGGCGATCGAAGACGGGTCTACTGGAGCGTGCGTGGTTTATGGCGAAGTGGCTGTAACGGCGGACGGAGCCTGTTACGACGACGAACTGGTAGCAGCTAAATCTGGCAAAGTCGCACCGGCCGCCGACAGCGCAACCGGCCTTCCTACCGGCGTGATCGGCCGGATCACCGAAGGCGGGCTAGATGGGGCCATTGTTACCATGTTCCTCGGGCGGGTGGTATAAATGGCAGACGGAGTTTACACCGAGATCAAGTTTTACGGGACGTTTGCGCAGAAGCGGCTAATTATGCCAGTCATAACGGATTCGTTCGAGATGACTCCGTTGAACAGCCCCGCGATCACAAGAACGATCCCACTCAACGCGCTCCGCGGCACGATCCCGATTCTCGGAAATACGCCGGTTGCAAGCCAACTTCGCGAACTCGAAGAGTCGGTCACCGCTAACAAGGGCCTCGAAGGATTTGACGTGCAGCTGCTCAAAGACCGCGTGCGGTTATCGGTGACGGACGAAGCCGAAATCGAAACCATGGCGGCGGGGATGGGTAGCATGATGACAATGCAGCAAGCTCAGAACGCGGACGCACTGGCCAGCAACCTCAACAAACTGATCGCAACCCAGTTAGATACCACGCCGCAGCTGTACAACTCCGGGGATGCCGGGAACTGGGCCTCTGTCAAACCCACGCTCGCCGTTGGAAAAATGGCGGCTACTATGGGCATCTATAAACCTACGGCTATCGTAATGGGGACGCTCGCAGGCGAATATTACGTTGACGCTGTCGGAGACAAAGTTTCTCTCGCAAACCTCGCGGAATGGAGAAACGCCGCCACCATGCACCCTACGCTTAATATCCCGGTCTACATCTCGACCGATATTGACGATCTGGACGCCAGCGGCAACAAAATGGTCTTTGCGGTCTCAAACCGTGTGCCCGGCGTCCTGAACGTTGTCGGAGCGATCAAAGCGCACAACGAGTATGACGCAAACAAAGGCGCTGACATTTACACCTACAACATTTGGCGCACTCCATTTTCAAACGTCCGACAGACCTCAGGAAATCTGAATCTGGGGGTAATCAAGGCGTATATGTCGGAGACCTAACCAAATCTCTTTTTTTTGAGAGGATGGTACAATGGACGGACCAACAAACGCCAACGGGTCAAGAGGCGTTATAGATTATTCAGGACGGCTATTAATAAACGACAACGTCCGGTTTGCGCTGGCTTTAGGATACTGCTACCGTTTTGAGCACAGATTTGCCGCAGTCGCTGCGGGAACGTCGGTACGGATGTTGTTTGATCCGTCTCTGAACGGCTCTGTTTTAGGAAACGTGTACAAGCTGAAAGGCCAATTTATAACTACTAAAAATCCAATCGTCGTGAAATTTTACGAACAGCCCACGCTCTCAGCAAACGGCACTGAGATCACAATATTTAATTTTAACCGGATAGACGGCGATCCTTCCTTGAATTCCAGAGCAAAAATGTACTATGGCCCAACGGTAGACGATTCTGGCAACGCATATGGCCCGGATGTGTACATTTATGCAGATACTTCCGTACCTGGCCTAAGTTTGTCGGTCCCTGGGGATACCGCCGACGAATTTTCAGTGTACGTAGATTCGTCCAAAAAATATATGTGGGAACTTCAGAATCAAACCGGAGAAGCCACAGACATTATATTTCTGGGAAGGGCAATTTACGAACCTGATTACAGGACGGGTGGGCGATGATCTCCGATACACTCCAGGTTAGCCCCGACCCCGGGACCGAACGACAGGCAACGCAGATGCGCCACAACAAACCCCGCGTGGGGTTTACCCATAATTGTTACACGACAAAATTGGGAAAACTTTTCCAGGAGACCGTAAAAGGCTTCTTAGAACGAGCCATTGGCAAAGCATGGCCTATGCTGCTCCGGTATAGGTGCAACGGCGACAAAGACAAGATCCGTGAAGGAAAAAAGAATCCGGACTCGGTTTTTGTTTATGACGATCCGATGTTCGAACTCCTGAACACAACCCTCAAGAACACCGCGCGAGAGTACCTTACAGACTGCGACGCAAAACGCAAACAGACCATAGTATGTCAGTCAATTGACATGCTGGTTATGTTGGCGTTTGAAGATATTTATTACCGCCCGCTCCTAAAAATGGAAATCGAAGCCGTAATAAACGCGTTTATTGAGCGCCCCGAACTACTTGAGTTGGATCTCAACGAAACCCGAGTAGACGCGGTGTTCAACGGGTTTGAAGGTTATTCCGGAGAAAGGAAGAAACGGCACGCCGCATTTTTAGCGGAAGTAAGGGAGCGCGCGAAACTATGACACAATCGGACGTAGAAACGCTGTTGCCGGTGGTGACTCCATTTGCAGTCCCGGCGCTTATGGATCAGTTGTACGCGATCGCGTACGATCAATTCATAGCGGACG